AAAAAGAAATACAAGAACAAATCATTGGAGTAATTGAAAGACTACACAATGCAAAGATTACCACAAAGAACAGAAAAAGAGAAAACGTAACCGCTAGGGCAGTATATGCTAAACTATGTAAAGACATATTCCCTTATTTATCTTTACATAAAATAGCCAAGCCAATTAACAGGAATCACGCTACTATAATTCATATGTTTAAGATGATAGACAATCATTTAAAGAACGATAATCAATACATCAATCTTTATAAAAGAGCATCTGTTATTATAAACAAAGACATAGTAGCCACACAAAACATAAAGGAAATATCTTATTTAGAAAGTTTGGAGGAAAGAATAATTAATTTATCAAACGCACTAATAGATAAAAACAAACAAATAGAAGAACTTAAAACACAAAGACCTACGGACAGGTATAAAGATTTCGATATAATGTCAGATGACTTGTTGGAAGAATTTATAGCAACAAGACTTAAACCATACTTAAAATTAAATTATGAGAACAAATAAACAATACGAATATTCGGCAAAAGCAGTATTTTATGGTATGATTATAGGTATTATAGTACTTTTTGTCGCTATAATTACATCATAAAAACAATAAATAAATCGTTTTATAAATATGCAAACACAATTAGTATCAATAAGTAAGGTTAAGCCTAACCAAGATAATCCAAGAATAATTAAGGATTATAAGTTTAAAAAACTAGTACAAAGCATCAAGGACTTTCCACAGATGTTAGAACTGCGCCCAATCGTGGTAAACGAAGATAATATAGTGCTTGGGGGTAATATGCGCTTAAAGGCTTGTCAAGAAGCTGGATTAAAGGAAGTACACATAATACAAGCCAAAGACCTAACCGAATCACAACAAAGAGAATTTATTATTAAGGATAATGTGGGCTTTGGTGAATGGGATTGGGATCTCTTAGCGAATGAATGGGATAACACTCAATTAGGCGAATGGGGTTTGGATGTTTGGCAACCCGAAGAAGAAGTTGATTATTCTGCTTTAGATGATTTAGATTTAGATAATATGGTCGGCGATATGCAAAAGAATGTCAAAACTGCCATACAAATTGAATTTGAATCTGAGGATTACGAAGAAGCAAAAGAACTGGTATCAAAATTTAGAAGTGCGGGAGCCTACATTGGAGGTATTATTTTAATGTACCTTAAAGAAAAGTCAAGTGAACTATGATTTGTTTTATTCCAACAAAAGGTAGGCTAAAAACAAAAACCTATAAATTATTTGAAGAAGCTAACATACCAGTTTACCATTTTGTAGAACCACAAGAGTATGATTTATATAATGTCCCAAATAAAATAAATATTCAACGAAATAATCAAGGTGTTACTTATGTCCGTAATTTTATGTTGAATTACGCTAAAGAAAACAATTTTGAATGGGTAATATTTTGTGATGATGATGTAGTTTCTTTTGGTATTTATAATGGTAAGACAATAAAAAAAACCGCCAATATATGGTTTGAAATATTAGAAAGGGCAAAAAAATTACCTTTTGAACTTATAGGAATCAATTACACACAACACGCTTGGCACGAAAAGAAAGCATATTCTATAAATAGCAAGTTTGCGGAGGTTTGTGTTTTAATGAATGTAAAAAAAATAAATTGGCAATACAATCCAAACACAAAAGAAGATAGAGACTTTCAATTACAAACAATTAAGAACGGATATGGTGTTTTAAGATTTAATCATTATTGGTTTAGCTGCCCAAATGTAGGAAGCAATGAAGGCGGTTTATTTGATTTATACCAAAGTAAAAAAGACATAGATTGGGCAAAGAACATAGTTAAATCTTGGCATCCGTTTGCTAAACTTGTTAATAAGAAAAACAGAATAGATGCAAAAATAGATATAAAGGGGTATGCAAAGTCTTTAAATAAAGAAGTAAGATGAAAACAATACAATTAAAAGAAAAACAACACGAAACCAAAATAGGAACTGATTGCCCGTATTACGAACCTAATGTTACGGAAGATTGTTTGCTTGAATCAGATGGTGAGATAATTGGATTTTATATTTCTAATATATCAGATTATAACCCTAAACTGTCTAAATTAATTTCAATTGCTAACAAAGAGTTTAGAAGCAATAATGTGCCAAAGTCATTAATGACAAGAGCAAGTGCGATTATGGATGGTTATGAAAAGTATGGTCGCAGAGGAACAGAAAATTTAGTAGAGCAATATTCTACAATTTTAGGTAGTGTTGCCCCAAGACCAATGATGCGCAGACCATATCCCACGATGAGTAGTGTACATAAAGAAAAAAGTGCGCAAATATTTATTAAAGCGATGTTAGCCTCAGCAATTGAAAGTGAAAAAATAATAAAAGAATTAACGCCAAACATATATAATCAACAAATAAAATTATTTGAAGATGTTCCTAAACAATGGCGTTTCGGAAATATGTTTACAAGCAGTATATCTAATTTCAACATACCCGCACCATTTCACAGGGATACTGGAAATATACAAGGTGCAGTTAATGTAATTATAACCAAAAGAAACAATAGTAAGGGCGGTGCGTTAAATGTTCCAGATTATGGCGCAACTTTTGAACAAGCCGACAACTCAATGTTAGTTTACCCTGCTTGGAGAAATGTACACGGAGTAACACCAATCATTCCAACTGCCGAAGGTGGCTACCGTAATAGCTTGATTTTTTATCCGTTAAAAGCATTTAAAGGAATATGAACAAAACCGAACAACATAAAAAAGCAATTATAGAAGCATTAGAGAAGTCTTTAGGCGTGGTTACAACTGCTTGCAAAACTGTTGGTATTGGTAGAACACAATTTTACCAATGGCTTAAAGACGATGAAGAATTTGCAAAGGAAGTAGACGATATTCAAAATATTACTTTAGACTTTGCAGAAAGCCAACTACACAAACAAATCAAAGACGGTAACACAACCGCAACAATATTTTATTTAAAGACAAAAGGCAAGAAACGAGGATATATAGAGCGCCAAGAAATAACTGGCGCAGATGGAATGCCTACAAACTTTCAAATAGATATCATTGACAAAACAACTGATAGAGACTAATGTAATATTTAAACATTTACAAAGGTCAAACAAAAAAATAACAATAGAGCAAGGGGGAACACGAAGCGGTAAAACCTATAACATATTGCTCTGGCTTATTTTTGACTACTGCACAAAGTTTAAGGGAAAAACCATAACAATCTGTCGCAAAACATTTCCAAGTGTTAGAGCGTCTGTTATGCGTGATTTCTTAGATATTCTTAAGCAATACAAAATTTACTCAGAGGAATATCACAACAAATCAAATAGCGAATACGAACTATTTGGTAACCTTGTTGAGTTTATTTCATTAGATCAGCCACAAAAAGTAAGAGGGAGAAAAAGAGATGTACTATTTATAAACGAAGCTAACGAACTTTTTTTTGAAGATTGGCAGCAGTTAGTATTTCGAACATCTGAAAAAATCATATTAGATTATAACCCATCTGATGAATATTCTTGGATATATGATAATGTAATACCAAGAGAAGATGCAGAATTTTATAGGACCACATATTTAGACAATCCTTTTTTAGATGAAAGTATAGTAAGTGAAATAGAATTATTAAGGGAAACTGACGAAACCTACTGGCAGATCTATGGACTTGGTGAAAGAGGAATAAGTAAAAGCACAATATTCCAATACACAGAAGTAAATAAAATACCAGAAGATGCCCAGTTTATTTCATATGGTATGGACTTTGGTTATGTTAATGATCCGACTGTCTTAGTTTCTGTTTATCAAAAAGACTATAATTTATATTGCCAAGAACATTTCTATCAAACCAAAATGACCGCTAATGATATTTATTCAAAGCTGCGGGAAATTGGCGTTAATCGTGATACGGTTTTTTGTGATAGTGCTGAACCAAGATTGATAGATGAATTAAGAAGAATGGGTTTAAATACAAGACCAACCATAAAGGGTAAAGATTCTGTTAATGCTGGTATTGATTTATTAAAGCGTTATAAATTACACATTCTATCTAGTTCTGAAAATATGATACAAGAATTTAGAAACTATAAATGGATAGAAGATAAAAGCGGAAAATTAACAAATGTTCCACGAGACGCAAATAATCACACGATTGATAGTTTGCGTTACGCTACCTACAATATGTTATCTAAGCCGAACTACGGAAAATACGCAGTTAGATAAAAAAATTTAAAATAAAATCGTTTTATATATATGGAAGTAAAGATAAAAGTACCTACTGATTTATCAGATATACCTTTATACAAATACCAAGAATTTCACAAGGTATTAGAAGTAAATAAA